GTATTTTTATTGAATGGTTGTTCGCTCCTATCAGTAATTATGCCTATCGACCATGATCCAGTTATGTTTAATAACCTTGTTTCTGTTAAGATTGCAGTCGACAAATTAAACTGTGATGATAAAAACTGGAGCGATGCTGAATCAAAGTTACAGCAATTAAAATTGTATAGCGATTATCGTGGTGATCCTCAAGCAAAATCAATTGCTCAGTTAGATGAAGCAATCGGCAAAGCAAAGAAATCTGATAATAAACTATTTTGTGAAAGTATCCTTAAAATTAACAAAACTAGAATTGACGTCATTGCTGACGCATGGAAAGGAAGATAATGATAGAAGAACTTAGAGAAGTTGCAGGTATGGGTGGTCCAGCTGCTGGTTTAGCAAATGAACTTTTAGTTTTACGTGAACAATATGAATCCGAACAATTGAGTAAAGATGAATATCAATTCCTCGTGCAACAAGTTTGGGAAGTAAAAGCTGCGCAAGAATTATCCTCTGACGAACAAGCATTCCGCTATATCGTTACTGCAGCGCAGGCAATGTATATGTTTGTGTAATGAAAAAATTATTATCACCATGGATGGCACTAGTAACCCTAGTGCTCATGGTTTGTATTCGTTTAGCTGACCCATCTTTTGTAGAGTCAGTGCGACTTCGTTACTTCGATCAATTAATAACATCAAAGGAGTCCACTGTATCAGAACAGGTGCATGTGGTAAATATAGACGATGAGTTTATTAAGCAAAAAGGACAGTTCCCGTTCCCTAGAGCAGAATATGCAAAAATTATTGAAGATCTGTATAAACGCAATGCTGGTCTTGTTGTGTTTAATGTTTACATGCCTGATATCGATAGGTTTCTTCAAGATGATATACTTGCTAACACGCTAAAGAAGTATCCAGTAGTACTTCCACATTCAGCAACAACAGATAATATTAAAAATAAGTATCCACCATTCCGTCCAGGTGTTTCGGTTATTGGTGGCTCTGCTGAAACTACAGGAGTGAAGTATAATGCAATTGAACCGAACGTCAAGTTACTTAACAACACTGCTGCTGGGATTGGCGTTGTTAATACCCTTCCAGAAATCGATGGCGTCACAAGAAGAGTTCCAATGGTCGTCAATTCTGGAGGACAGTTGTTCCCTAGTATTGCTTTGGAGACGTTGCGAGTTGCAAGCGGAGATCCCAGCTTCCAAGTTAAAGTTGGAGAAGGAGGAATCGAAGCAGTCAGAATTCCTAAGTTCGGAAAAATATATACCGATGAACTCGGTAGAATTTGGGTTGATCCAACCAAGCAACCTATTGTACACTCAGCAAGCGTTTTACCAAAAGACTTTAAAGGTGGGATCGTCATCGTCGGACTTACTGCTAAAGGTCTTACAAATCCAGTCGCCATGGCAGGAGGAGCCAGCTATCCGCATTATGTACAAGCATCAGTTTTAGATACAATAACAAGTGGTACTAACATAAGCAGACCAGAGTGGGCTCTGCTTGCCGAGTTAGGATTTATGATTGTGGCAGTCGTCCTTTCAATCTATCTAACGAGGTATACACATGGCTACATCTTCGCAGCGTTATTGGGATTCGCTTCCTATTATGGTGGCATGGAATTATTTCTTCGATCTCAGTATCTACTTGATGCTGTCTTCCCGATTCTTACCATTGGCATCTGCAGCTTCCATGGATACATTGTCAAATTCCTTTCAGAACTGCGCCAAAAGCTCCAAATTAAGAAACAGTTCGGAACCTACCTCAGCCCAGCATTAGTTGCTAAACTACAAAAAAATCCAGAGTTATTAACTCTTGGTGGAGAGCGTAGAGAATTATCAATTATGTTTACTGACGTGCGTGGCTTTACTTCTATATCAGAACACTATGGTGATGATGTAGAAGGATTGACTGAAATTATGAACAGATATATGACAGCAATGACGTCAAAAATTTTAGAAAACAATGGCACATTAGATAAATACATCGGAGATGCCCAAATGGCATTCTGGAATGCGCCACTTGATGAACCACAACACGCCAAGATGGCTTTGAAAACTGCACTACAAATGATGGAGAGTTTGGATGAATTTAATACAGAAATCACTAAAGAGAATGTGCCACCTTTTGGCATGGGTCTTGGCATTAATACTGGTTCCGTCATTGTTGGCAATATGGGTAGCAGCCAGCGTTTCGATTATACTTGTCTTGGGGATTCTGTCAATCTTGCATCCAGACTTGAAGGTCAAAGCAAATCGTATGGTGTTCGAATCATTCTTGGACCAGAAACTGCAAGACTTGTTCGGGACGAATACCCTGTTGTAGAACTTGATTGTATTGCCGTAAAGGGTAAGAAGATTGGGGTTAAGATTTATACGCCAGCCAAAATAATTAAATACAAACATCAGATGTTCCTTGACGCATACTACTCAGGTGATTGGACAAGAGCCAAAACACTTTGTAGTAAACTGATAGAAGAAAAAACCGAGTTGCAACACTACTATGAACTGATGTTAGAACGACTTGAGGAGGGGTTGCCACCGAACTGGGATGGTACCTACCACGCTACGTCAAAATAACCTTTCTAAATCAATAACTTACGATAACCCTACTTTTTGTAGGGTTTTTCAACATTTCGCTTTACTTTAATGCAGAAATGGGGTATAATAGTTGTATAAATGATAAAAAAGTGAGGTTATTATGGCTGCAATGAAAGAACTTTGGGAAGAAATAAACTATCTTCTTGACACTACTAAGTTTTCTTGCGAAGAAATCGCAAATGCTCTTAAGTGTCCTGTTGAGTTTGTGAATGAAATTGTTGAACAGCGTTGGAATGAAAGGATTGCTGCATGAAAATGACATATGCTGAAAAAAGAGAAGAAATTAAATTGTTCGATCAAGAACATGGTTCTTTCTTTGATCGTGGTTCTGCGGATTCATATTATGGTCGCCCTCGTGACCCCCATCGTGGTGGCGTAGGTGGCATTTCTGGTCCAAGGATTGATGCAACTCATCTATCCGACATTCATGCCTACAATGCTGGTTATGATTTTAATGAAGAATATGGTGATAAAAAGAACTATGAATAAATTTATGAAAATGAAACAACTGAATGAAGCGAATCAAGAAATCCTCTTGATTGCGCAAGAAGAATGTGCTGAGGTTACTCAAGCCATTAGTAAAGTATTTCGGTTCGGGATGGAAGATCACCATAATGGTGTTTCAAATCGTGAACACTTAGAAGAAGAACTTGGTGACTTAATGTGTATGATTGACCTACTGATTGATTCAGGTATGGTCAGTGAATCTGCAGTGATGACTGCAAAACATGAGAAGTTGAATAAACTCCAAACGTGGACAAACATTTTTAAGGATGCAGCATGAAAGGTTTGATTACTAATGATTGGGATCGCGATAATCTCAATTTCTTGTTGAATACCAAAGGTGATGATTTTACCGCATTTTGGGAACAGTCAGATGAAGATGACAAAAGATATGCACAAGAATTGCTTGATGCATATTCTCGTGAACTAAAGTTACGTTCAGAAGAGTTAGAAATTGAAGCAATGTTAGTTGATACAACTAATGCAAAAGAACTATTAAAGAAATTTGCTTTGTAAGAGGAAAACGTGTATAATAAACCTATGAGACCTAGAAATCCAGTAGCAAAGGATTTAAGAACACCAAAGTACCGTATGCGTACTGTGGAGTCCAAGGTCAAGTATATACGTAACCCAAAACACAGAAAGGCTGATCATGGACTTGGAGTATGAACTATACCGAGCAGGTTTAACACGAACAATTAAAATCAAGAGCCATGCTTATGATTTGATTGAGTTTACTATTAAACAAAAATTGGTAAACGAAGAGGGGAAAGAAATTGCCAATAATGGTCATACCTCTTTCTTTGAAACAAAAGAATTCGTTGAGTTCTTTTCACCTATTATTAATGAAATGAAAGTGAGATTAGATAATGGTATTCCAAACAGTATTCAAGAATGATAAAGAATTTGAAGAATTTAAAACATGGACACTCGGAGTTCTCCACGATGAACACATCAAAGATCTGTGCGTTACTTTTACCAAAAAAGATGGTACCGAAAGAGCAATGCAATGTACGCTCGTTGAGGGAAGAATACCTACAGACAAGATCCCAAAGACCACAGGTTCGCCTACCACGTCTGATGGATCCGCAGTTCGTGTCTTTGACACCGAAAAATCCGAGTGGAGATCTTTCCGCTGGGAATCCGTAACTAAAGTGGAGTTTACACTATGATTAAATTGATTTTGCTTTTGTCTTTTGCCGTGTTCATGGTTATCATTGGACCATGCGCCACCATTTGGGCTTTGAACACACTATTCCCATCACTTAATATTGTATTAAGTTTTGATACTTGGGCTGCAGCGTTGATTCTCGGTGCAGTAGTTAGTGGTCAAGGTCTTTCATTCTCTTCAAAATAAGGATATAACATGGCAGTGAATACAGCAAAACGTAGGGCAGCAACTGCGAAAGCAGAAGCGTTCATGAAAGGTGATGAGCGAGTACTCTCACAAGATAATTATATGCGTGACTTGCTGCATTCACTGAACTATTATAATTCTAACACAGATGATAAAGATAAAAAGAAGTGGTTCATCAGCCATTATGCTAAGATTGATAAGAAAGTAGCGGTAGAACTTCTTAAAGTTGATGAATACCATTTCCGTACTCCAGGTATCCTTGCTCGACTAATTGATCTTGGATCTGAACTACAACAAGCTGAGATAAATCATTATAACGCAGGTGTTGAGAAGTTACTCAGCCAAATTAAAGTGCGTCAAAAATCTCAAGACAAACAAGATAAGAAAGATGCTGCAGCAGCAAAAGAAGCGAGCCCATCTAATGTAATATCAATTCAACAAAGAATGGAAGAAAAGGCTCATGACTTGGCTGGCGAGATTGAAGGTGCAATTGATGACTTTGTTCTCGGTGGTTGCAAATCAGAATTTTCAACAAAGAATTATTTGTTGGCGAATCAAGTGGCTGGACCGATTGCTAAACGCATTGGAGAGTTGTTTGTCGATACTGCCAAAGAAATTAGAGAAGCGATTGAAGGCGAAGATGAACAACTGGTAGAAGGTTATTCGCATTTTAATAAACGTGAACTCAAGAAGTTCGCTGAGTTTGTTGAAGGTATTATTTCTGACTGTCAACAAATGGTTCAGACTGCAAAAGCCAATCGTGCTCCACGTAAACGCAAGGAAGTTTCTCCAACTAAGCAAGTTGCAAAGATGAAGTACCTCAAAGAGTTCGCTGAATTAAATTTGAAATCTGTTAATCCAACAGGTATAATTGGTTCTAGTGAGGTATGGTTCTATAATACTAAGTATCGTCGTGTTGGTGTTTATCGAGCAGAGAATGGTACTGTCTCAGTTAAAGGAACTACTATCATTGGCTTTGATATTAAAGAATCTAAAGCGTTTACGCTACGTAAACCAGAGGAATTTTTTAAGGGACTTGCTATGGGTAAACGTGCTTTGACTAATGCTTTAAAAACTCTTAAGACTAAACCTTCTCAACCAAATGGACGTATTAATGAGGAAACTATTATCCTCGGAGCATTTTAATGGAATTTAATTATATAGAAGACGGTATTGATGCAGTTGTTATCGATAACTTCTATACTGAAGAACAACTCAAAGAAATTATGCTTGAGTTAAAGTGGTTGACTAAACCAGCAATTTTGCATGGTCCAGATAAACTTGCTTCTGCGAGGGATACGTCAACTAATGAAATTGCTACATCTAAGAAAGGTATATTTCTAGAAGAAGTATATAAAGATTGGAGACATTCTGCGTTAATTAGCCATCCAATGGCTAATTTTTCAAAACCTGAAGTAAGAAATAAATTGCTTGAGTTTAATTCTTTATTTAAAATTTTATATCATTGTGATAGCAGAACGCATTTGTTATCATATTATGAGAATTCAGATTACTATAAACCCCATGTTGATGTAACTGTTTTCACAATACTAAATTATTTCTTTAATGAACCACGTAAATTTTCTGGTGGAAATATAAAACTTTTTTCTGAAACTTCAAATAAGCAAGCAGAAATTGAACTTAAAAATAATAGAGTTATTTTGCTTGCTGGATGTACTGCTCATGAGGTAACAGAAATTAAATCAGAACTCAATAATAGTTTGAGTGGTGATGGTAGATATTGTAATGCAATTTTTCAAACATTACGTGGGGATCCTCCTCAACAACCGAAAGATAGATAATGATTCTAATTGATTATTCACAGGTTGCTCTTGCAGCCATTTTGACATTCCAACGTGAGTTGAAGGGTACTGAGTCTGAGATTAAGAATCTCATTCGTCACGTAACTTTATCTACAATTAAATCATATAAGAAAAAGTATGGCAAAGAATATGGTGATGTAGTTATCTGTTGTGATGGGCGTAAATACTGGCGCAAAGAATTCTTTGAATATTACAAAGGTATGCGCAAGAGCAATCGTGAGAAATCTGATCTAGACTGGGGATTGATCTTTGATACATTATCAGAGATGCGAACTGACCTTGCTACATATTTCCCATATAAAGTTATTCACGTTGATCGCGCAGAAGCTGATGATATTGTTGCTGTTCTCACAAAGTACGCACAAGAAAATGAATTGGTTCAAGAGGGTTTGATTGAAGAGTCTCAAAAGATTCTTATTCTTTCTTCTGACAAAGACTTTAAACAATTACAACTATATCCAAATGTCAAGCAATGGTCTCCGATGCAGAAAAAATATATCACTGCAACTAAACAAGAAATCATTGAACATAAGATTGAACATATCGTAAAGGGTGATGCTGGCGATGGAGTGCCAAACATTCTAAGCAAAGACGATGTTTTTATGGTTGGTGAACGTCAAAAACCTATGAGCGCAAAACGTCTTCAAGAATTCTTTGATAATGGTTTTATTGCTTGTAAGAGTGATGAGGAACGTCGCAACTGGCAACGTAACGCAACTCTAGTTGACTTTGATTTTATTCCAGAAGATGTTTCAAAAACTATTATTGACACATACCTAAATACTAAACCGACAGGTGATAAGATGGCGATTATGAATTATCTAATCGAAAACAAATGTCGTTTATTGTTAGATGAACTAGAGGACTTTTAATATGCGTAAATATGTAACTCAAATGCTTGAGGAGATCCAAAAAGATCCAAAGTGTATTGATGGGTATAAGGGTGATGCTGTTCTTAAATTAATTTTTGAATAT